GAGGGGAGCTTATTGCGCGGTAGGGAATCGAACAACGTGACCCACCGTCCCAGTTGACCTTCATTTTGTGTAGGGGGGAGATGGGCAACCAATGCATTCAAAGCTTCCTGGAGTGAAAAACCAGCGGGACGGGTGTACGCGGCAGAAGCACCGTATCCGTGGGTAGGGGTCATGCTAGGGAATGTTGGATAAGAAGCGAGACCCCACAGTGGTTTAAGTGTTGATAGCTCAAAGAATCGTTTTTGATTAATTGCCAAGGTAGTGAGAGATACGGTGCGATCGTTGAAGGACTCAAAGTGTCTAAAGAACTCTGAAGCAGTGGCTTTTAGGGAAGCAAGATTGTCATCGTAAAAACGAGGACCTGACCAGCCGTCGACTAAGGGCACTGAATGAAGCGTGAAGCCTGGTGGTACAGATTGCGGCCCCCAAGTCAAGAGGATACGGCCATCTCGAGGAACGGGACGCGTGGCATGTGAGCGGTTCAAGAGATCCCATTCTTGCGCCTCGAACATATCTTTCACTTCGGACCAAGGAACGTAGTCATCATGATCGATAAAAAGGTCGGGATGTTGTCGGGCGAGAGTGCTTTTTCCACCACCTGAGGGAATGGCAATGGCTAAGAGCGGTAAACCACTGGCGAGTTCGGGTTCACGGGGTCGGTCCGAAGTTTCGCCAACGAAACCGAGAGCACGTCCCCAAGCAGTAAGAATAGGAGTGTCGAGACTGCGTAAAGAGAATGGGAGGTCATAAGAGGGATATTTCTTCCGTTGTAAAGAACGTTTGAAGCGGTAAAGATTCTCAGCATATGTTGCGATGGAGGAGGACAGATCCTTAGATTTGTACGCGCCAGTGAACGATGAACGCGCGGCAATATCGTGCACAGTGCGAGAGAGTTCCTGAGACATTCCGTACTTGTTAAGGGCCAATTGATCGGCGTACGAAAATGTTCGGAAGGCCTTGCTCGTATCGAACTTGGGTGGCAAATAGATAGGACGAGGAAGTGACGAAGAGTAGCCATTAAAACTCGAGTGGCCAGGAGGGGCGAGAGGGGGGTATCCTGTTATACCTAGACCTCCTAAAGCGGCAGGAGTGAGGGCAAATTCAACGTCACCATTGACTCGGATCTTCTTCCCGTTGGAAGTGAACGT